AACAAACATTAACCTATAGCCTATAGTTACCGCCTGTAGCGACTGTAGACAACTATTGAGGACTTTAGCATGGCTCTTTTACTAACGTTTGGTGTTTTAGCGAGCATTAACGCCTACATAGCCTATAACATTATGAATGAATGTTTTACGAATGAAGAATGGAAGGATATTTTCAAATGAGCGTAGTTCTAGAAACTAAGCCTAAAAGAGGACGTCCTAGAAAAGCAGATATAGAGGCTAAGAAGTCTGGTAATAGAGGCAAAGTAGGACGGCCTAAAGGCGATGCAGCTGTAATCAATGAGTATAAAGCTCGGATGTTAGCTAGTCCTAAGTCTCCTAGAGTTTTAGAGAAGATATTTGATGCAGCGTTAGATGATGATCATAAACATCAATCAGCTGCTTGGAAGATATTAGTTGATAGGTTGTTGCCACAGAGCTATTTTGACAAGGATAAAATTAGTGGTGGTACAGCTGGCATTAACATTACTATAGCAACAGTAGATCAACCAAAGACAATCATTGAAGGCGAAACAGTCACGGAGGACGATAATGCCTAAGTACTTTGATTTAGATGAGTTTGCTTGTAAGCATACAATGCAAAACCTAATAGACCCTAACTTTGTTGAAGCGTTAGATGAACTCCGTGAGATTTGTGGTTTTCCGTTTATCATTACTAGCGGTTATCGCAGTCCAGCACATCCTGTAGAGGCTAAGAAGCGTAAAGGAGGTGTCCACACTAGGGGCATAGCTGCCGATATTGCTGTTAGGGATGGACGAGAAAGAGGCATTATAGTAAGGAATGCTATAGATTTAGGCTTCATGGGGATAGGTGTTGCTAGTAGTTTTATTCACGTAGATACTAGAGAAGGCCCTCTAGTCATGTGGAGCTACGATTGAGCAGTACAGAGTTCAATGTAGACTTGTTGCCGTGGCAGTCTGAAGTATGGAATAACGAGTCAAGGTTTAAGGTGGTTGCTGCTGGGCGCAGAACTGGTAAGACCCAGCTCGCCGCCTACCTATTGTTAGTGCATGGCCTACAGGCTACAAAGGGGAAGGTGTTTTACGTTGCTCCTACTCAGGCACAGGCCAGAGATGTTATCTGGAATACGCTGCTGGAGTTGGGTAAGGACGTTATAGCGTCGTCGCACATCAACAACCTAGAGCTGAAGCTGGTTAACGGTATTACTATATCGTTGAAAGGCTCAGACAGGCCTGAGACGATGCGTGGTGTGTCCTTGAACTACGTTGTACTGGACGAGTACGCTGACATGAAGCCTGAGGTGTGGGAGTTGATTATACGCCCTGCCCTCTCGGACTTAAAGGGTGGGGCGTTGTTCATTGGTACTCCTTTGGGCAGAAACCACTTCTACGAGCTTCACAGGGACGCTGGGATGGGGTTGTTGGAGGACTACTCGTCTTTCCACTTTACCAGTTTTGATAACCCGTTTATCGACCCTGAGGAGATCAATACAGCCAAGAAGACTATGTCCTCTCATGGATTCCGTCAGGAGTTTATGGCTAGCTTTGAGTCTAGAGGCAGTGAAGTCTTTAAGGAGGAGTGGATACAGTACGCTGAAGGTAAGCGTGGTGATGAAAGCGGAGACTACTATATTGCTATTGACCTTGCCGGTTTTACCGAGATGGGCAAAAAGCAGTCTAAGAAGTTAGACAACTCTGTAATAACAGTCGTTGAGGTGGGAGAAAACGGCTGGATAGTCGAAGAGATGATTATAGGCAGGTGGACGCTTGACGAGACAGCCAAGAGGATATTCAGGGCTGTAGACAAGTACAGGCCCATCAGCGTGGGTATTGAAAGGGGTATAAGTAAACAGGCAGTAATGTCGCCTCTTACAGACCTGATGAGAAGATACAATAAGTATTTTAGAGTAGAAGAGCTAACACACGGCAACCAGAAGAAGCAAGACAGGATCGTGTGGGCTTTGCAGGGCAGGTTTGAGAATGGGCTTATTTCCATCAGAAAAGGGGAGTGGAATATGACCTTCTTAGACGAGCTTTTCCAGTTTCCTAACCATTTGGTGCATGACGATACCGTTGATAGTCTGGCCTACATAGACCAGCTAGCTCAGGTGGCGTATTTTGGAAACTTTGAAGAAGACGACTACGAAACAATACTAGACCCCGTTAGCGGATATTAAGGTACTAACTTATGGAAGATTATATTGAAGGCGGCTCAGCTCAGATGATCGAAGAGACTCTTGAGTCTTGGGTTCAGTCTAAGTGCGACGATTGGCGAGACCACTACGACACTAACTACGATGAGAAACATGATGAATACTATCGGCTGTGGCGTGGTATCTGGAACGCTGACGATGCTACCAGAACAAGCGAGCGCAGCAGGATTGTTTCTCCAGCCCTCCTTCAAGCTGTTGAGAATAACGTAGCTGAGATCGAAGAGGCTACTTTTGGTCGTGGACGCTTCTTTGACGTTCAGGACAACTACGGCGACCAAGACAGAGGCGATATACAAGTACTCCGTCATAAGCTAGAAGAAGAGTTTAAGAAGAACAAGATTAGAGCCGCCATCGGCGAGGTTTTGATCAACTCGGCCATTTACGGCACGGGTATTGCTGAGATTGTTATCGAAAGCAATAAAGAGTTAGTACCTGCTACAGAGTCTATTATGGAAGGTACTATGCAGGCTGTAGGCGTGCAGGTGCGTGACAAGACAAGCGTAAGGCTACGTCCTATCCAGCCCCAGAACTTCCTGATAGACCCTGTAGCGACCTCTATTGAAGAAGCCCTCGGAGTGGCTATTGACCAGTTTGTATCCCGTCATCAGGTGGAGATACTGCAAGAAGAAGGAGTCTACAAGCAAACCTACATAGGCGAAGCTGCTCCGGACTTGGACATAGAGCCTGATCAGGAGTTGTTTGACGAGCCTACAGACAAAGTACGTCTTACTAAGTATTATGGTCTGGTTCCACGGCATCTGCTTGAAGCAGCAGGCGAAGAAGAAGGCGTAGACGGCCTCGACAGCGAGACAGAAGACGAGGGTCGTGATTC